CCCCAGAAGTTGAGGTACACCGGCAGTGGGCCACGCTTTGCAGTATCCACGAACTTGAGCGCACGAGTCTCAGCGATGGTTGTCTTAACACCAAGGCGTGCGGCGACAAGCGCCTGCACATTGGAGTTCTCATGGTCGAGCAAGTCAGTAAAGTCCTTGTCGCTCTTGGCGAACGCGAAGGTTTCCTTGCCAGTGGTGTTACTGATTTTCTTGGGAGCGGGCACACCGAGCAACTCGAGCTGTTCAGCGAACTTGTCATTGGACATCAGCGTATCCTTGCCGACAACCAGTGAGCGCATCAGTGCTTCCTTGCGGGCTACCTCGTCCTTGTACAACTGCTCCATCTTTGGCACGTCACCAACGAGCAAGGGCTCAGTAAACATACGCACAGTCATGTCGATTAGGCGGGCTTCCAATGGCGGCGTGAACGCATCCATCTTCTCACCCATCGCACGGCATAGCCACGTGTCATGCTTGCAATAATCTGCATACGCCTCTAATCCCATGGGATTAAAGTCAGCACGACGCATGCCCATTGCTTTAATTACTTCAGTGCCTTTGTCAGGGAACCCGAAGAATTTAGTTAAGTTAGCAAGTGAGTGTGAAGTTAAGTAAGGGTAGAGCATGCGGGCTTGGGAGAGTGTGTCCATCCACAGCCGCGGTCGTATCCCTAGTCGTTGCGTCAGCGCGTAGCCGTCGAACAAAGTGTTGTGGCACCGCACAGCAGAGTTAGCCCAGTCGAAGTTGGAGTGCATCCACTCAGCGATCTCAGCTTCGTCACCACTGAACCACACGGGCGGCTCCGCATTGCGTGCAACGCAAACGCCAATGAATTCAAAGCGATCGTCCATGATGTACGCATCAGTCTGCATCTTTGACAAACTGAATTGTGCATCGTAGTACGTTTCAATATCTACAGTGAGTATGTCCATTAGGGATTCCATTCGAGCAACGTCGCCGCAACTCTGTTAGTTAGTAAGTCAGTAATTTCTTTGAGGTCGCTTGCAACGTGTTGCCTGTTACCAACTTGAATTATATAGCCGTTCTCAACTTGCTTAACAATGATGTTAAGCAACCTCTCTGATGTCACCTCGTATGGGTAAGAGTTCATCATCGAGTTTTGTCGCGCTGCGTTCCACGCCTGACCCTGTGTAAGTTGTGGGTTATTTACAAGTAACCCTGATGTGATGTTACTGTTGGTCGCAATGGCTCCCTGTGCACCGCTACTTGTATTTGAGCCCATGATTGAGTTAGTAAGTGTGCCAAGTATTGACATGATTCGTTTCGCTTTCTTAGTTAGTCGCCAGTGGGTTGGCATTTTGGTTTCCTTGGGTTGACGATCTTCTCAAGCACACGCTTTAGTATTTGCACGTGCATGATGTTGTCTTTGTTTCGAACGATTGATCTACGCACAATGGCCGCGCAACGGCGTCGCTCTATTTCAGTGTCTGCTAGGATCATGGTGTTGCCCATCTACTACTAAAAATCATGCTGTTCCACATTGATACTGACGGCATATGGTTGTGTGATTTAGTTGGGACTGTGTAACCTGCATGGGAAATCCACCCAATTGTTTTGAGCGCACGCACGCCAGACACCCACACGTTTGGATGCAGGCTAGCAGGTCTACGCAGTTTATGTTTAGCGCAGTACTCACGGAACTCATCACCAAGTACAACAGGTTTCGTAGCGAGTAGTTGTTCAGCAAGCTCTAGGTATTTCTCAACAAACTCAGGCTCTTTAGCCATAGCCTTACTCCAACATTTCTCAGCCAACTTCATGGCGTTTTCCATTCGTGTATCAGTCATTTCTTCATTCCTCTTACATAAATTGCAAAGCTTGCCGTTGTATCTCCGCCGTTCTTCATGGCATCAAACTCTTTGGCTACCTCTTCCAATACTTGGTTGCGTTGGGATGGCGACACAAAAATATCAAAGTGATATGGTTGCCCTTTTTTCATCTCAGCTTCATGCGCAATGCGCTCGAACTCATCGTCTTCGTCTGTGTGTATCATGTGTTAATCCTTGGCTTCTAGTGCGGCTTTAATGGCGGTGATGGCTTCATTGTTCTTTTCCCAAACTTCGGTTGGCGCATCGGTTTCAAGCCATGCCCTATCTTCTTTCAACGCCTCCAATGCAAGGCGTAATGCTTCGTCTTTGGTCATATAGGTGCGTCTTCATAATTGTCTAAGTTAAACGGCAGGGTGTATAGTGGTTCGTGCTCAGGTGGTTTGTTTGGGAACGGCCACGTTACAGCATCGCGCTTGTTATTGTCAGGTACACAAACGCCCAAAAGGTGGCTAGGCATATCGCTATCCATATAAAAATCTCCTTGTTGCTCATTTTTTAGTCTCCACAATAGGTCTCATTTTTCGTTGACGAAACTCTTCTTTCACAAGCTCAATGGCTTTTTCCATGTCGCGTAGTGTGATGATCTCTAACTGCGCATCATGCAATTCCATGACAAGATTCAATGCGTTCATCTCAACAGATTTCAAAATAAATCTACCAGTCTCGACGCCTCGTCTACCTACACTACGAAGCGCATCTAGACCATCCTTTACTACGTCACCATACTCTCGACCAAAACCTAATCTATACAGGGCTTCAGTGACGTTAGTTGACGCGATCAAAGTGTCTATGTCTGCGCGATCAGCTTCACCCTTTGTCAGCCGAGTCAATGCTAAATGGTTCTTGATCTTGAGCTCGATGAAGTACTTATCCATAGCGGCAATGGGCGTCATGCTTTCCATCACATAACCCATTGTGTTTACTAACACTGGCTTCGGGCGATACTTACTTCGCTTGCGCATCGTTGAACTCGGCTAGCTTGTGCATGTAGTGCAGTGCTTTACCTGCGTCATCGCTACCATCCTTACGTCCGGCACGCATAGAGTACTTGATAATGTTGCCTTTGAGAAACCCACGGAACTCGTCGGGCGTCATCACAGCTTCCATCACAGCCCATGGTTGCACAGGCATATCTTTGTAGTGGGCACCGCCCACTTGCATGTTGTCAGCGCTATCAGTCATTGCGTTCTTTCTTTGCTTGTTTAAGGTTGCGTCCGGTGACGCGGTTAGTCCAACACGAAGCACAAATCCATCGTGAGGGGTTCATCTGTACGCCGCCTTCCGGCAGTCGCATCTCTTCGCATTTGTTACATAACTTAGCCTTGTGCACTGGTTGTTCACTACCAATTGACAAGTGGTTGTTTACAAAATTACTCTTCATCAAACTCATCCATCCAAAGATCATTCGGCCACACTAACACAGGTGTCTCTGGGCCTAAGTAGCCACCCTCAATGTTGAACTCAATAAACTCGCGGGCTTGCTCAGCATCCAAGCCATCACGCATTAGTATGTCCCGTATCTTTTCTGCATCGTAAACAAGTACATGTACTAGTTGGTGATCCCTGTGCATGTACGCGGGGCCAATGATGGCCTCGTCGTACCCGTCGTACTTAATCATATTGTCACCCTTAACTCTCGGATTGCGTTTGCGGCGTAGTGGTAATAATTGTGATTGCCCATCTGCGCTGCATGCAGTCCTAAAACAAGATCAATGCACGCTTCCCGTTCCCCCTCTATAGCGTCTTCGACCATCGCAGTAATATGCTTACTCAATGCGGCGTCAATAAGCGCTACGCAAGCGTCAATCATCTCGTCATACGTTTCAGGATCAGCCCTCTTTATTGCTTGTAAAGTTATTTTGGCGTCCTCAAGCGCATCGTTATCAGCCCAAACGGCTTCGCAAATATCTATGAACTTAGTCATGAGTTGCTTTCGCTTTTGTTTCTTCTAGCGGTTTCCATCCGAAGCGACGCCATACAGATTGCACATCTGCACCGGCAGTCCACACGAAGCGGCTGTCATCTGCAGGGATACGTGGGTAGCACACCGAGCGAACGGGGATGCCACAGTGAACGATTGGTTCTTGGTTCATGATAGTAAGCCTCACACGATTGGTTTAAAACAGATTGATCCGACGACCTCGCCACGATGGACGACGTCATAGAACTTGTCGACACTCTTAGCACCTGCCCGTGCCATGTCGCTCAGCACCACAGTCATAGAACGTCCCAGTGTGGAAACGTACACGACAAGGTTCTCTTCGTCGACGGACAACCACTCGCGGTCTTGGTCGATGTTGACGCCCAGCTCCTCAAACCCGCGCACGAGTTTGGTCTCGATGCGGGTCAGCCGGTACATAATATCTTTGGATAAAGGCGCGTTCATATAGTTCTCACAATGCAACAGTAACCCGTGTGCCGAAAGGCTCACTGGGATGGGAATGGCCGATGTCGGCCCAGATCACAGGATAGGCAGGCTCCTCGCACTCGGCCAAGTCACCCTCCATGTCAGTGAAGAAAATCATGCCGCAGTAACGCTCGCCGGTATTCTCGAAGTGCTCGAACACTGGTTGGAAACGTGTGCCGCCACCGCCCTTGGGACGTAGCTCTAACTTGTCGTCGCGCTCGAAACGCTCGACACGTGTCACCGATGAGTCGCAGTACGCAACCTCAACGAACGATGGTTGCAAGTCGTCAACGATCGCCTGAATCTCAGCGGCAATCTGGTTGCATTCCTTGGGGCCCATCGAGCCTGATGTGTCAAAGCCAATAGCCAAGCCACCGAGCGAGTCAGTGCGAAGCGATGGCATGTACAAGCCAGAGCCAATGAAGCGACGTGAGGGACGCAGGTACGTGTAGTCCGCGGCTGATGATTCAGTCATCATGGAACGAGTCACGTCTTGCCAACGTACATTGGGCTGACCTACATTGTCCAGTATGCGATCGATCATGCTAGAACCTTGGCCGCATTCCTTGGCCATCTTGGCGGCGGCAACAATGGTAGCTTCCATGTCGACACGAGTCGCCTCGTCTTGTGCATCCTCAAGGTCACCATTGCCGTCAAAGCCACCGGCATTGGGCGTGCCATCGCCCTTGCCATCACCTGAGCCTGAGCCACCATTGGGAGGCGGAGGATTCTCTTTGAGCTTGGCGTAGACTTCCTCGGAGGACATGTTCTCACGCACCCAACGCAAGTCGACACCGCCCTTGGGTAACTGCCACCCACGGCTACGTATGTACGCATTGATAAGCGCATCGTTGGCGTAATTCCACAGGCTAGGGTCACGACCCTCGCGACGCCACATGTGCATCATCACAACGTGACAAGCCTCATGCAACACAAGGCCGAACAACTCCTCGTCATTCAGTGGGTCACAGAACGCAGGGTTGAAGCGAACCCATGTGCCATTGGTACCGGCAGTGGATACCTTGTCAGACACCTCACGCTTGACGCGTGTCATGACAGCGGCAATGAAGGACTCGCGAAGACCTAGCTTGCTGTAGGCTACATCGATGCGGTCAGATAAGTTACTC